TAGAAATCTTCTTATTATATCACCAACTTTAGTAAAAAACCCTTGATTAAATTTTATATCACCTGTTTGTATAGCTCCAGAAAATAAAGTCAAAACTTCTTCCATTTTTACAGATTCAGGATCAGCTTTATATTGCTCTAGTCTAGCGGCGAACTCAGTGTTTTCTATACCTTCAATCTTAAACAATTCTGCCTTTAATTCCTTACCTAAATTTATAGCAGTACCTTTACTATTTTTTAATGTTTTAAATAATAAAGCATGTAGAAATTCATGATTTGCTACATCAACAGCGAGATCTTTAGCTGATTGCTCTTTATTTATAACTATAGTTTGTTCACCAGTTTCTTTATTTTGTAATATAAAACCTTGTTGTCCAAAAGCTTTTTTATCAACGTTATCAAACTTAGGGTCCTTAGATAATGTTTCAGCTTCTTTAGCATTTTCAACCGTGAAAACAGTTAAACCTTCAACTCCTTTGGATAAATCAGTTATTGTTTCTGTAGATATAGCTAATTGATTTTCAGCACTTATTTGCCCTAATCTATTTTCTATTTCTACTAATTTTTTCTTTTGTGTATCTACTAAAGCTTTGTTGTCACCTGCTTTTTTTATTTCAGCTCTAAGTAAAGAGCTTTCCTCTAATAACTGTACTGTTTCTTTTAATAGAGGACCCTGTATCTTTAGGTTTTTAGCTATATTAACTGCTCCTTGAGTTGATCTAAAATTTATTTTTATATCATTAGCTTGTTCTATTGTTAAGTCACCTAACGATACTTTTTGCTTTAATTCTAACTCTAATTTTCTATTAGCAAATTTATTTTCCGCTAATTTAATTTTATCATCTGTAATCTCAGTTCCATCAAAAGCTTCAAATACTGAGTTATATTGACTATTCTCAATACTTCTACGCATAGAATTATTCGCTTGAGCATCCCTGATTATAGTACCAGCAGTACCGGTACCACTCATACCTCCACCAGTTGCTGCACCTATTATAAAAGTGTCAGCTAGTTCTAACCAATAGTTTTCAAAAGCTTTTTTATTACCCATGATAAGCATGTCAGCAGCTTTGTTGATAGTTAACGTAGCAGATTCTGATAAACCCTCTGATCCAGCCTCTTTACTTAATTTTAGAGTAACGCCTTTAAGTGTTTGCTTGACGTATTCTTTGCTTTTACCAGCAAGATCTTTAAACATTTTACCACCTATTTTTTTAGTAGTAATTTCTAATAAACCTTCAGAAGCACCTATAATTGTTGAATATATTAAATTTTTTGTATTTAATTTTTCACCTTTTTCTATATTTTCAGCATCAGCTTGAGCGGCTTGACCAGCCACTATACTACCTATACCCACATAAGGTATCATAGCTTGAGCTATTGATGGTATTGTTTCCATAGCACCAGCAAAAGTTCTTGTAACACCTTCTATCACTTGTCCTTGAGCAAAAGCTTGGAATATAGTTTTATCGTATTTTTCTAAATCTTCTCTCCATTTTTCAGCAGATGCTTTAAGTTCAGCTGCTTTTTCTCTTCCTGGTTTACCTAAAGCTGGTATAAAACCTCCAACCCCAGGAATTCCAGCGGCTGTAGCAGAAGAAATGTTTTGTACAAGATCATCTTGTTCTTGTGCGCTCATTTTGTCAAACTCTTCCTGAAACTCCTCGTCAGCAAAAGATTTAGCAATATTAAACTGTAGTCTATTTAACCAACCAGGTACATTAGATAAAGTCTCACCCACTGATAATGTTGAAGCCCAAACCCTTTGGGGTATATCTTTTAGTTCTTCAGTTACACTAAAATCACCTTCTTCTCCTTTATCATATTTTTTAGCAAGTCTAAATAAATTAGATATTCCTAGTATGGGATTTATTAATGACGAGCCCAAAGAACCAACATCCAAAACTTGCTCCATAGTACTTGGAGTCTCGGATGCTTCCGGAGCTTTGGGTGTTACAGTTGCATCCACATTGTCTACAACACCCTCTTGAAAATCTTCATCAACGTCTTGAAGCTCAGCCCCAACTGAATCAAGAAAAGTATCAATATCTAAGCCTAAAACCTCTGCTTCTGAAGTTAATTCTTCTAGTGTTTTTAAAACACCATTTACCATATATTTCTTCATATTATTTTATTTAAAACCTTTTGAATAAAGCTTTTGGGTTTTTTATTTTTGTAGGGTCTCCATCTTTATTAATTAAATTATAAGAACCATTACTAAATTGTAAAAAAGTATTTGAATTAGGTATTGCCACTGGAGCTAGAAATTGATCTGAAACTTCAGTAGCAAAAATATCATCTACATCTAAAGTTTTAAACAATCTTCTACCTTCTCTTACCGCAACACTAGGTGTTACAGAAGATCCTTTTGGTGTAGATTTTGTAGAAAGTGTTTCGTAAAAATAACCTTCCATACCCTCTGAGTAACCGTTTATACCAGCTTCATTAAGCTGATCAACATCTTCTTGACTTAATTTTCTGACAACTAATTTAAATCCAGGTTGATCACCCATAGTTGCCATATTAGTTAATTCTTGCTCTGTGTATTTATCACCTGTTCTAGGGTTTACTTTATCTTTTAATGCTTCTTTATCAAAAGCATCAACACCTTCTACTTCAGGCACTAAGTCATAATGCTCTCGCATGGCAACCATTTCTAATTCAGTAAGAGTTTTAACTTTATCAGCTTGAGTTTTTTCTAAAAACTTCTGTATATTTACTTCACCCATACCTAGTCTTTGCTCTAAATATGCTTGTATTGCTTCGGGGTTATCCATACCTAAAATGCTTGCAGCTCTACCTTTCAATGTAGATTCAAACTTGCTATCCAGCGCCTGTGTATCTACAAACTCTCTGCTTATAACGTTTTGATAACCATCTTTACCAACTGAAGTTATAGCGTTTAATGGAGTTCTAAAAGACTTAGCTAGTTCTCCATTTTCATCTATACCTTGCTCTTTAGCTATTTTATCATAATCAGTTCCGTCTTCTGTTTTGTTAAGAAGATTACCATCCCACTGTGACATATTCTTTTGCCACTTAAATGTTACTGTACCGTCTCCGTTATCTTTTATAAAGTCTTTATTAAGATCTAGATTTTTTACTAAGTCATTACTTTTCTTTAATGTGCTTTCTATTGTTACAAAATTACCTTCAGAAGTATGTGTTGCTTTTTTAGTTGACGCAACACCGTCTATAGCTATGTTACTTAAACTCATACCAGCTAGTTGAGATGCTATTTGACCTGTAACACCATTGCTACCACCTTCCCAAAACATAGTTCTTTGTGGACCACTGCTTCCAGCGTAAGACTTTATTAACTCTACATCAGTCATTATCTTACCACCATCATTAACTATTGAAGCCATGTTTGTGTTTGATCTATTAACTATATTTTGTAGTTCGTTTCTTTCTTCTCTACTTAAATTAGATTTAGTCATTAATAAAGTTTGAGCTTCTATAGAACCCATAACACCCTCACCACCTTGCATTAATGTTTCTTGTATTCTTTGAAATTGTTCTATTAATGTTTTGTCAGCGTTAGGATCCGCTTTAGCTGTAGCTATAGCGTCGGTTAGGTTTTTATTTTGAGTGAGTGAGGCTGCTGTCCACACTGAATTAAACTTTTCTTGCTTTGCAGCAGCAATAGCTTTTTGCTGGTTTCTAAACTTCACTACATTTTGTATGCCTTGAAGCATAGTTTGTGTAACCTTAGCGGAGGCGTTAGCCCAAGCCATAGCGGATTGATCGTTTATTATTCTTGGGTTATCGTATGCGCTCATATTTTTTTATTTTTTACACCTATTTTGCAGCTCCACCAATAGACATTAGTCCACCACCTATTCCACTTAAAGCATTACCCCAAGCTTGACCTTGAGCAGCTTTAGCGTTTGCTTGATTCTGTGCAGCTTGCTGCATATTACCAGCGGCAAAACCTAAATCAGCATTTGTTCTAGCTTCTCTAGCTTGAAACTCATACTGTATTCCAGCGGCATCTGCTTGTTGTAATCTCATTTGTTCACTCATCTTTAACTTATCAGCCTCACTTTGACCCTGTGCTCTAAGTTTCTCGTTGGCAGCTTCTTGTTGTTCTATACTAGCAGATATACCTTTCTTACTTTGCAATGCAGCTTGAGCTAAAGCGGTTGCACCACCTGCACCAGCACCTGTTGCTGCTAATAAATCTAAACTACTAGCTAAAGACATGTCAGCTTGTTCTGCTTGGAATTCAGCAGCTTGAGTTGCAACACCTAAATTAGCGAATGGATTACTTACCATACCACTAAGATCAGTAACTCCAGCGTATGGATTTACTATAGGAGTTCTCTCTGATTTTATTTGTTCAATTTCTGCCCTAGCTCTTTCTTTTTCATTCTTATAGCCTTTTGCCGCTTGCTTAGCTTGGTTAGCAGCTACGGCTCCACCGACTGCTGATGCAGCTATGCCTACGCCTACCGCTACTGCTGATACTACTGCCATATTTTTATTGTTTTAAATTATTCTTTTTATCATTTCGTGAGAAGGTGTTTCATCAACAACCCAATCTAATTTTTTATGTATCTTTAACAGACTGTTACTTCTGCTTATTGACATAATGCATTTCTTACCTGCATCTTTTACCATTTGCTCTACTGTTTCAATCAAAAGTTTTACAGCTAAAGGTCTAGCTCTTTTGTTGCCTTCAGGATCTGATACGACCCAATCAAACCAGCATAAACCAGAATTGCTCCAGTATATAAATCCAGCTACAATAGGTTTATCTTTGTATTCAACCATCACTCCACCAGTTCCATTGTCTGGTAGTATATCTTTACTTACTGCTGGCCAACCCCAAGCTTTCCACCAGTTTTCTAACATACTATAGTCTTCCTCTAGTAATGTTCTTGTTTTAAAATCCATTTAATTTAATTTAATAAGCCGACTGCACGTATTCAGAAGAGACAGCAAATAACTCTTTGATTTCTCCCACCGCTGTTGCATCGTCTGTTGATATTGTTACTGTTGTAAAGTATCCTTTTATACCACTCATTTGGTTACCAAATATAACTTCACCTTGAGTAGATGGTGTTGCATTAATTAAGTTTGCAACATACTTGTTTTCTTTTCTAACAAATCCAGCATAGTTTCTATTATATGGAGGATTATCATTTCCAAACACAGTACCATACTGTGCTGGATAAACAACTTCATTAGTAGCGGGGTTTAATATATACTCTCCACCTAAATAACTAGGTATAGAAGCCGTAAGATCTGTAACATTACTATAAGTACCGTTGTAACCATCAGGCCCAGTTTGATCAGATTCTATAGAGTCTATCCTCCAACCGTTACTACCTTCATAGTTTATAGTTTTAAAGTTTTTAGACATGCTAACATTAGGGTTAAATATAAACGTTATAGATGTATTGTTATTTGCTCCATAAAAATTACCTCTGTTTACGGAGTCACTATAGTGTTGATATAATATACCATTATTAAAGCTATAGAAATCATTTCTTAAACTAACCATAAACTCTGGTTTGTAAGTAAAGAAACTAGTCCAACCTCTTACTGATTCATCAAAAGACAACGTGTTGAATTTATTATTAGCTGTATTTTGTAAAGAAACTACGTACTGCTTATTGTGTATGTCCCAACCACCTGGTATATTTCCAGAACTAGTATTTGTATTTACATTAGATAATTCATCTCTAAAGAAATCATACATACCATAATTAGATATTTCAGTTATACCGTCCCTAGATAGTCTTAAAACAGCTCCTCTGTCTGGATCAACAAAGTATTTTCTAAATCCATAAGTTGCAAATGACTCTGGATTTTTACCTATACCAAAATTACCTAAGTAAGGTACTATCTGACCTAACACTAAATTTAATTGACTTACTTGAACACCACCACCTTCAGCTGTATATATAGCATCTTTATCTATTAAAGAATAGCTAACTTTATTTTCTTGAAATATAGTTAAGTTCGTGTTTTCAGCAAATAACCTTTGTATACTACCTTGTGAAGGATCTAAACTTTTACTAATATCTTCACCTACTGGAAAAACATTTGTCTGGTTTATACCTGTTCTAGAATTAAATATTCCAGAATATATCAATGAGTTAATTCTCTGTATACCATTTAGTTCTTCTTCTACTAAAAAAGCTCTAGGCCCTAAATCAACTATAGTATTGTTATAACCTCCTCTTATTCTAGATTCTTCTACAAGCCAGTTATCTGTAGCACTATAAGCTGTTCCAACCTGGCTATAACCACCTTGCATTTGATCAACTTTAGGAATACCTCTAGATCCATTCCACAAAGGTAGTTTATTTGAACTACCAATAGTCTTTTTCAATAGAAAAGAGTTGAAATATTTTACTTCTATTATAGCCGCCATATTAATATAGTTACTTATTTTTTTATTAACTTCCGCTACCTTTATATATTAATAGAGGTTTTGGATTAAATTTTTTATATGAAAAGTCTAAATGTTGCCAGAATAATCCATCAATCCATTCACCTTTTCTTTGTTTTGCTTTGCTATGACCTCTATCATAAGATTTAGCAGCATGTGGTTTTTGATTACCTATTTGATCTTCATTACAATAGTAAACATCAAATGGACCTAATCTTCTACTTTGTTCTATTAGTTTAGAAACTTTATTTGAATCACTAGACCCAACAATACATATATCTATATCTTTTGTTTCTTGTTTATAAATTGCACCACCTACTAAATATAAGTTATATCTATCCCACTTTAATTCTAACAATTTTTCTATATAAACATCTACTTCTTTTTTACTATACAGTTTCATTACACGATAGCAAACTGATAGTTTGATCCTATGCTTACAGTGGTAGTAGTTGAGCCAGCGTAAGATCCGTTCGGTTTAGACGCCTCCCATAAACCTAAAGCAGCAGCTTGACTTGTTGAGCTAAAAAACCACTCACCAGTAAACCCAGAACAACTTCCAGTACAAGCATTAGTTCTATTTAATAGTATTGGATTAGAGTTATTTAAAGTGTCCCATTCATAATCAAAAATATACCACCCATTATTTGTCGTGGTACTATCATTTATACTTATTATTGTGCATTCAAAATCATCACCTTGACTTTCACCTGGTAATACTAATGTTAAAACATGGTCTTTAACATATTGAGGTGTGTTACCCATAGCTATATTAACCACTTGATCTGTTGAACCACCTGGATCACTAGCTCTAGCTGTTATAGTGTAATTTTGAGTTATAAACCCACCACCCATATTTCTACTAAGAGTAGCGGTAGATTGTAGATTTGTAGCTGTGCTAGCTATTGAAAATCTATTTACATAACTATTACCGTTGGCACCTACAGCTGAAATAATGCTCCATGTGATATCTCTACCTGAGTTTAAATTACCGTTAGCTACACAAGGACTTGCTCCGTTTTTAGCTACAATGTTTGTTATCTGGCTAGCTGACACGCTTAAATTCACGTCTATAGCATTTCCATTAGGACATAATATAGGATTTATATTTTCTAAGTCTATGGTTCTTGAAAATGCTGTAGAATTACTAAAGCCGTTTACAGAAACAGTAAAGTTAAATATGAAAGTTCTTTGACCTACGTTGCTACCATACCAAACATTATTTAAGAAATCTTGATTTATAGTCACAGTAAAACCAGTTGCTTGATTACCAGTCCAGTTTGAAAAATAACTTGTTACATTAGCCGGTGTTGACTCATTATTCATAACGCTTGTCATAGCAAACACAACAGTGTTAGATCCAGATGGGGTAGTATCTGCAGTACGTATAACTTGATTTGCCGCATTTAAAGCTTTAACACCATTACTAGCATTAAAAACACTAGCATTAAGAGCAATTCCTTCGTTAAAACCTACAGGTGTAAACCCAGATAAAGCAGTTGCCGCACCAGTGTCTGTAGCCGTTACGTTATTTATGTCTGTTATTAATCCAGCTGACGTTGTTTCGTAATATATATCAATTAAAGAATCTACAGGATCCGTTTCCATTACAGATAACTGTTGTATTCCAGGGTTTATACCACCACGTCTACCAGTTATTTTAACTTGTTTTCCAACAGGTATTTGAGCATCATCATCAAAAAATAACCAATTCTTTCTATTAGTACCAACTGGATTAGTTGGATCACCAGTTTCTGTACAATTAATTTTCCATCCAGAAATATCTATTCCTGTTTGACCTCCAACCCAATTTGCTTCAAAAGGATTAGCGGAAGTATAATTTACTGGTAGACCTAATATACCTGTTACAAAAGCTTGTCCATTTGAAGAAACAAAATAAGATGTCGTATCAGAACTAAAAATACCCTCGTCGCAATCAAGAGGTGAATTGGGTGATGCAGTAAAAAATGGTGGACCAAATATAGCGCTGCCACTTTCGTAAGACTTATTACCAGAAGGGGTTACAAAATCTGGTGCTTCACCTAATTTACTTTCTGTACTTAATCTAGCAATTAATGGATTAGAATCATATAAATAAAACTGAGGAAATTGATCTGGAACAGGTGGATCACTAGGATCATAATCAAACAAGTCTCTAAGAGTTGATATTGTGGAAACTGTTAAACCTTTTTGTGTTGCTTGAAATTGTTTGTTACCCTCACCTATAGTGTACTGAGCATTAGCAGTGTTATTAGTCGGTACTTTGTTTGTATTTATTACTCTTGGAAATAAACGAACTGAACTTCTAAATTGTTTTTGTTGTGGCCCAACTTCTGTTAAATCTCTAGGTACTTTGTTTATATTATCATTTAATAAAACAGTATGAGATATAGTATTTTCATCTTCATTAGTGCTATTTTCAGATGTTTTAGGTTGTCCAGCTATAACACCGGGAAGATATACATTATAGTAATCTTGTTCTGTTTGTTTTACAACTATCTTGTAAGAATACCAACCTAAAGGATTATAATCAGAACTTGTTTTGTCTCCGTTATATATACCAGGCCAATTAGTTGATGGGTTAGGATCTGCTGGACCTATAGAAGAATTTAATATAACCTTTAAGGAATCGCCTGGAAAAGTTTCGGTTTGAAGTGAAGCATCTCTATATGGTAAATATAAAGTTGATCCACCGTAATTAATACCTCCTGATTGTACATTGTCATCAGCATTAGATAATATAACAGAAGAAGATCTTCCGTATCTATCCGCTAAAACAAAACCAACTTGATAATTCCTATTTTGCTTTAAGGTGCTATTAGGGTATTCTACGATGCTAGTAGTATTAGTTACTTCATTGGCACCTGTATTTACAGCAAAAGCACTTTTAAACGTTGCTGCTAAATTGTAATCTAATGACTCTGGAGAGGTGTGTTTGTTTTGATAATTACCATAAACAATTCTATTACTTGTAACTTCTTGAGCTAAAGCTTTAACAGGTACTTTGTCGTACACTCTAGTTAATTCTGATGGCGGAAGAGTTTTCCATGGTTTAGTAGAATTGTAAGAGTAATTATAAAAAGTAGCATTTCCTGTTAGTTGATCTGATGTTATAGTATCTACTAGTTGTATAGACAAGTTTCCAGATTCTTTATATATAATATCTATTTCATCAATATCTAAAGAACTACCAATAGTACCAGCAGTTAAAGAAGCTCCGACTTCATTTAATGGCATAGGAATTATTAATTGTATCTTATCTACTTTATTTTCCATAAACTGCACAACCGTACTCTGCAAAGCATCGTTCATGTCGTTTATGTTCCTCCCACTCCCAGTGTCATATAAAAAATAACCGTCTTGTTTAGGTATAAAAGCTACTTGAGTAAAAGGAGCTAATAAAGAATATTCTCCGTCTTTAAATTTAAACCTATAAGAAAATCTAATAAACTTATCATCTAATAGCTCTGTATCACCAACAAAATTAGGATCATAATAAGGATTATTACTACTACCATCAGGTAGTTTTTCATCACTAACATTTTGCATAGTGGTTTGATAGCTATCCACAGCTTGGTTTGTTGATGGTGAGGTAAAACCACTTGCTATATCAGATGTTATTTTTTGATAAAGCTGTATTGGTTGATATGGGTTAATTTTAGCTACACTTATTGTATCTTCACTGTCATAAGGATTTCCATATCCAGCCGCTATTACTGTATTAATTTTTCTAGGTTGATTTCTATTATCAGTAAAAAATAAAAAATCTTCTAAGACATTTATACCGTATATTTTATTTTGTGTAGAGAAATTTAAAAAAGCACCTTCTACAAGTTTAACAGAGTTACCACTTAAAACATCATATCTAAATATATAATTTTTAGCTGTAGTGCTATAAGTACTACCTGTGTGGTTAGTTAAAAAAACATATATAAAATTATTAATCTCATCTACATAGGTACCTATTGTTTTTAAAGTACCTGATGGTAGAGAAGCTAATAAAGAAAAATCTACTTTAAGCTGATTACCTAAAACGTTTTCTAAAGCACCTACATCTGCTCCTTCAGATCTACTAATCTGAGCGTTTATTGCGTTTCTGTATTCTCCTGACGGAACAAGTCTTGCGTCAAGATCTTTGTTCATTTTAGAAGCTATAAAAGCATTTTTAACTTCAGCCATTTAATTTAGTGTTTTAACCATTTAGACTTACCTCTCATTACTTGAACTATCTCATCAAGTTTAATGTTAGATAATCTTATTTTTGCATTTCTAAGCTTTGCGCTTTTTTCTCTCTTTAATCTTTGTACTATATATTCTGGTTGACCAATTCTGCTAGCTATTACAGCATGTGTTATATATGAATACATAGCATCTTCAGCTAACTTAGGTACTCTAGTATCCATGTCAGTAGCCAAACCATCTGATATATATTCAAATATAATTAACTTATCTTTTAAGTTACTTGAAAAAGAAACCTTACCTTCTCTTTCGTTCATGTTAAACCAACCATTTACTTGACTAGTTTGTGGTTCTAAACCAAACATTTGTCCCCAGCTACCGCCAAAGAAATCACCACCATAATCCCAATTATAAGCCCACATTTCATTAGTAAAATTGTTTGAATTTAAATCACCATTGATTAAACCAATATTACTATTATGCCACCTTTCTTGTGTTTGAGAAGTTCCTTCAACATCATTACCATAATTATCTTGTGTAGGTACACCAGATGAGTCTTGTATTTGAGTATTGTAAGGACTTGTTGTTAAGTTATTTGTTGGGTATATAGGTCTTAAAACACCTAGTTGATCAACCCATGAAAGCTTAACGTAATTAACATAGTCTTGTGGTAAAACTAAAGTTAAACTATTTGGTATTGATAATTCAGAAGATTTAATACTTTTTAAAGTATCATAGCTAAATTCTTGTATAGCTCTTTTTGCGTGGAAAATAATATCAGTTCTTTTTACGTCTAATATAAGTTTTCCTTCACCAACAAAAGCTACCATAAAATTATTTACAATATCCTGTAACTTTACATATTGGTAACCTCCATAGTTATCTTCAACTGTTTGACCAAAAGCTTTTTGATCAACTGTGTTACCATATTTACCACCATCTAGTATTTTTAATTGTACTACTATATAGTCAGAACTTGCCGCAGTAAATGTTATGTCATTACCACTAACAGTATAGTTAGTTGTTTTTTCTGTCCAACTTCCTGGTATTGCACTAGCACTAGTGTATATCTTAAAATTATTTAACGCATAGTTTTCTGTACCAGGCGTAGAATCATAAAAAATTAAATCAGTGTTGAATGTAGTTTTTAATACTTGACCAGCAGTGTTAGTACCTTTAAAAGGTTGAGTACCTTGAAAGTATTGTTGACCAGTTTCCTGTATAAGTCCGTCTTGCGGTTGAGGTTTGATTACGCTACCTGCCATGATTTATTATGATTTAGAGTTTGTTTCTTCTGCTTGAATTGCTTGAGATGCTATCTGTACTACTTGAGGATCTCTAATAACAACACCCGCGTAAGCTAATATTCTTAATATAACTTCTGTTTGTTCTATGTTAGATAATTCAAATTGAGTTGACAAAGATTTATTATAAATGTATTGACCTAAAGTTCCAGTGGTAAAGCCCCACACAACATTATTAGGTTTTCTTATATAACTTACAGTCACATCACTAGCTGTTGTTATAGATTCAGGATAAACGTATATATGTTGTTGACCTGTGTCATCACCGCTAGTTCCAATAGTGGACTGCTCATATGTATAAATAGGGAAAGTTTCGGAAGGTTTTGTTATTGGGGATAGGTTTAAATAAAGAAGTTCGTTTCTATCAACTCTTTGTATTTCTTTATCTTTAAATATAACAGTACCGATCCTATGTGTATTTGATGGGGGAAGAAAGTATAATGATGTATTAACAGAAGTCACTGTAGCTGTAGCTAATGTTCCTGGACCAGTAACACCGATAACATCTCCTACGCTATAACCACTACCACCATTACTTGCTGTTATATTTTGTATAGCACCAATACTAGGTGAGCTTAATTTTATAGTACATTGAGTACCTGTTTGCCCAGCTTGTACTATAGTTAATATTTCGTTACCATTAGCATAACCTGTACCTGGTTGGTTTATTGTTATACCAGTAATATTACCACTAACACCAACACTATTTATATTTACAGTTAAACCAGTTCCACCACCACCTGTTGTTGTAGCTAAATTTACGCCATTTGTATAGTTTTGACCCGCGTTTATAACTGAAAATCCTGGAACTACAGTTTCAATATCAACAGTTAAACCACTACCAGCTCCCACATCTGTGGTTGCTCTATTTGTAGCTCCTGAATAGCCAGATCCAGCATTAGTTATACTTAGTGATCTCACTAATCCTACAGGAACACTTGTTGTTGTACCAAATTGTTTAAATATAGATATTGCTGTATTATAATTTCTTTGTCTATTAACGTATTCTGTATCTGTTTGTGGTATTCTTAATAGTTGATTATAGTCCTCAAAATAGTTTTCGAATATTTCTAACTGTACTTGTGTAGCTAATTTATTAAACTCATCAGGCGTTATGTATCCTCTTTGTTCTTTATTTAAAATAGACAAGACAGTCGTGTATACTGTATTTACGTTAATTGCCATAAGTTATTATTGTATTAATATTAGGTGACCACACAAGTGATCACCTATTATTATAATCACTTGTTAATTTATTTTTTTATCTATAGATTTATATATCTCTACACCTTCATCGGTCTTCAGATATGCAGCAAATGCTGAATATGGATTTTCGTCAAAAGGAACGGTCATTAACTTTTTACCGTTGGAACCCCATGTAAAAGTTCTTTGATCTGCAGATAATTTAACTATGTTTATTTCAGTTGCTTTTATAGCAAAATTTCTAAGTTGAACATTTTCATCGTTAGCTAAAGCTAAGAAAGTGCTTGGATTTTGTTTAGCAAATAAAAGTAAATCTCTTTTAATTTCTTTAGAGTTCATTTTACCTACTTGACTACCAAGTTCTACTCTTAATATAGCTTCTTGGTGTTCTATATCCATTTGTTTAGCTGAGTTTAAAGCATCTATTTCTAATTCAATGTTAGCTAACTCATCTATTGCAACTTCAACTTTATCGTGTTCTCTGTATATACCATTTAACAAAGGGTGGTATAGTGATAACATTTTTTGTAAGTTCTGTTGATTTTTTTTAACAGTCAAAACACCATCTTTAAAAGTTATGTGACCCATAGTGGCTTCACCTAATTGTTCATCTACGAAAACAGAGGATTGGTTTGTTGCATAACGAAGTTCTCTTTGCATTCCTTTTTGCTCGTCGTAAAATAATAAAGCGTGTTTTTTTGTATGCTTACTAGGTATAGTTAATGTCAACGGACTTTTGTTACCCGTTAAATAATAATGTCTATCCTTTATTTCCCAGCCTTTTTCATAACTAGGTACTTCTTTAGTTTTTTTCATAATATAATATAATTAAATAATTTTAATAAGGGTAATAATTACCCCCGTTAATACAACGAGGGTAAGAATTACATTTGTTGAATCAATTAGATCCCTTTGAATAATACAAAGTTGTTTCTAGCTTGAGTTACTAAACATCTTTCAGATAAGAAGTTTACTTCCATTGCATCTAATGAAGATGTGAATGCACCACCAACTGAACCAGTTAGCCATGATTTCATTCTTCTGTCATCAGCTTGAGAAGCTCTATATCTTACATGTAAGAAAGGACGTCTAATGTTTGTACCTAAGATTTGGTCATAAACAGTAGAAGTACCTGCAGGAACTAATACTCCTTCGATAGAAGCAGGACCAGTCATTGCACCACGCGTTGAAGCGTCGTTTAAGTATTTCCAATCTGTTTTATAGAAATCATAAGAACCTCTTCTAAATCCAGAGAATCCTAAGTTTAATGCCATTTCTTCAGAGTTTTCGAATAAACCGAAAGCTACACCACCTGCAAAACCTCCAGAGATACCAGCTAACATATCATCAAAATCAAGAGCAGTAGCTCTGTTTAAGAATAACATGTTTTCTTCAATAGCTCCTTGAGTGTCAAGGTTTTTAAGAATGTCATCAAATGAATCTAAACCAGCGGCAGCAGTGAAACCTACTTCAACGTTACCACCATTTTGAATAGCAGCAAATAAACCTTCAGTTCCAGGATTTTCAGTTGGTATACCAGCAGCGCCTGCGTTAAGTTCACCTTCAACCATTGCCATTTCTAAGTAATCTTCAAATCTTAGTCTTGTTTCAGACTCAGCTTTTAGATACCATAAATAACCTCCAGTTCCATCTTCAGTAGAAACTTCTACCCAACCGATCTGAGCAGTGTCAGAACCGTTGATCGTGTATTGGCTTCTTAAGATTATTGGAGAGTTAGAAAAAGTAGTAAATGCAGGATCAACAGTAACCATAGGGTTAGCAGCTGAAGCTCCAACGTTAACGCCTTGAGCAGCGTTTAATGTACTACTTCCTTTTTGAAAGTCAGAACCATATACAAAGATCTTAACTGGATTACCGTTAACAATACCGCTAGCAGCAAGGTTAGCACCTTGGTAAGGTTCAACTATTAATCTTCCTGGGTTACCACCACCACCGGCAGGGCGTGTGTCAGAAGAAGTAACTAAACATTTTACTTCGTTTCCAAAGCCATCCATTACAACAATAGTTGATAGTGGAGAAATAACGTTTAGTACTGGCACAGCAGCGTTAGCAGCTGTAACAGGGATTGTGATAGTTGCAGCAGCACCGGCAGCACCAGCAACTGTACAGTTATCGTATGAAATGTGTAGTCTGTTTTGTTCAGACCAAATAACTTGATCAGATGTCATCGGCATTTCTGCTCCAACCATACGTAAAAATCCTGATAACGTTCTGTTACCATATCTTTCTACCTCTTGCTCATAAAGCTCAGGTAAGTATTGTTGTGCGAAATCGTTCGTGCCATTGTCAAATTGTAGATAATTACTCGCAAGAGTTTGTTGAGCTTGCGATGGTACTATCGAACCAAATTGAGGAGTTAAAGCCATAATTTGTAATTTTAATTAGTTAAATTTTTTTGTTTTAATTTTTAATTTTGATGAATCTAAACCACTAATTGATTTTACTTTTAACCCGTTTATAAAAACATTTCCATCAGCAACTTGCCTCGGTCCGTCTTTTGAAGGATTTTTAGAGCTACTAATAACATTTTTAATGCCATCAGCTTTCCCTTGTTCATAAAAATGATGAGCTAGTTTATCAGCGTTCATCGCAGCATACATTGCTTTATGATACCCTTTTTGATCTACAATTTGACCTTCATCATTAGAAAATCTACTAACAAAGTTTTGTACATCAGATTGAGTTTCACCAACCTTAACAGGGTCTTTTACTCCATATCTAAATTTTTTATCTCCTACGTTAAAATCAAAACCTTTGAAGTCTGAAGAAAATAATTTTTTAGTATTGTCTCTAAAATCACCATGTAATTTAGTTGCAAGCTCTTGTTGTTGCTTGTAGTTGTTGTAAAAGTTTAAAGCTTCTTTTTGTTCTCCAGTGGCACTTGGTTTCAACTTGATTTCCTCGTAATATTTACTTTTTGAACTTTCTAAATAGCTTTTAGCTTTTGCAACTTCTTCTTTATACGCAAGTTTCTTCTTACGAATCTCTCTTGCTTCGTCCACATCTTCGTCAAAGTTAAAAGCATCTTCCATTAGAAAATTTATTTCTTCTTGATCTAAATGTGGTTTTGTTTTTTTATAATACTCACTTAATAGCTGTGCACTATCAAGAGAGGAGTAATCTTTATTTAATGCTACATAATCTTCTACTGTACCACCAGTAGACTCCATGAAGTCAATTAATTTTTCGATGTTTTCAGGTAAAGGCTTATTAAGAATTTGTTGCTCTTGTTTAGCTTCAACAATCTCTTTTTTAATCTCTTTTACTTCATCTTTATCTTCTTCTATTATTTCTTGGATTGGTGAAGACTCTTGAGCATCTTCAGTGGACTCTTGTACTTGTTTGTCCACTTTAGCGCTATCTCCGGCTTGTTCGCCCACATCCACTTTCTCTGTTTCTCCGATTTGAATGGCATCGTCTTTAGGTATATCAACCTTAACAACATCAGGAACTACTTCCCCTGTTGCTTCTGGTTTAGTTAAATCTACTTTAACGGGATCATTATTGGTAATCCCTAATTTTTTAGGTGTTTTCTTTTTTAATTTAAACTCACCTTCCTGTTTAACAGGTTCATTTGTTTTTGTTTCTGACATGATATAATATAATTAATTGTTAAAATTTAAAATCCTTCACCAACTTGTGATTGTTGAAAGTCGATAGGAAGTAGATCATTTTGTCTTTGATCTATTAATTGACTTTGTTGAGAACCTTCCATCTTTATTCTTTTATCTTTACGATCTTCTATTTCTTGTTCTTTTAAAGTTTTAGTTTGAGCTTCAATCTCAGCTAACTGCCTATCGTATTCGAATTGCTGAGCCATCAAATGCTTTTTACCTTCTAGCTCTACTTGCATCCTTTGTATTTCAAACTGAGATTTTGCATTTTCTAAATTAACATGTTGCTCAGTCAATGCTTGTTGTTTTTGAACCTCAGCTAATGCAGCTTGCTCATTTGTTTTAGCGTTTGCTTGAGCTTGCATTTGTATATTTGCTTGAGCCGCTGCTTGATCTCTTTTGTATTTCTTTTTTCTTTTTTGTTTTAAAAGTTGATTAGCTAGTTTTAGATTTTTTATTTGTCTAACGTCAATAGCATCTTCTAAATCAATACCACCAGACTGCAAAGCTATTTGTATGTTTTGTTCTAACTGAGCTTTTTCTTCTGTGTCTGGCTCTAGTTCTAAAAATATACCAAAGTCATGTAAATTTAGATACTGT